CGCAAACCATTAAAGGCGATGCCAACCTCGTTGGCGGCAATATTCTGGCAGGCAAGTCCATCTTTGGGGTAGCGGGGACCGTTGTCATCCAGAAATACTACATCGGTAGTTCCGAGCCCAGTTCTTCGACCGGCAGCAATGGCGATTTGTATTTGCAGACTGGGGGCTAATGTATGGCAAGTGTAACATTGGTTCCTGCAGGATATGATGGCCAACGCTCATCGTATATTTCGGTAGATGCGTCTTATCCGCTTTCAAATGGCCTCACCAGCGCAAGTAGTGACACCTTTGCGGTGCTAAACCTGAACAAAGGTGGTGGTGCGGTTTCTAAGCTGGCAGTCAAATTTGATGTGTCAAAGATTCTGACAGATGCCAAGATCAATTCTATCTCTTGTAAGATAAAGGCCAGAATCTCGAATGCGTCACCGTATATTTTGAGCGGTGTTGCACAGTTGTATTGCGGCACGGCCGGGTTGAGCGGCGAAATTGAGTTGGGAACATCCCCAGTGGCTCAGACTTTTAACGATACCGGCTGGTGGGATCGTGAGAGCCTGAACGAGCTTATCTTGCTGATTACCTGTACACGCGGTTCACTATCCACAAACAACAGCCAGACTTTGCGTTTTTACGGCGCTGATCTGACTGTAGACTACACTGGCGGCGGTTCGACTGGCCCTGTGCTGAGCACTAAAGTAAATGGCAGCTGGGTGAATGTATCTAAGGTCTACAAAAAAGTAAGCGGTATTTGGGTAGAACAGAGTGATATTGCAAACTTGTTTAGCACTGATACCAATTACGTAAAGGGGTGAGATTTTGGCAAAGACTACAGAAACGATTGGCGAATTCACAATGAACATTCTTACCGCGGAGCAGTATGCAGATGCGAAAAAGAATAACCAGATCGACCCCAATCAATTATATTTTACCCCTGAAAAAAAGTTGGTTGTTGCGGTATCTCAGGATGAGTATGAAGCAATGAAAGAGGCCGGTACCCTGGATGAGGATGTACTTTACGTTACACCCGCTAGTGAGTCCGTTACGATTCCCGAGGCCACGGAAACGGCCACGGGCCTAATGCCGCCCAGCGCCGTGACAAAGCTGAAAGGCATCGATGAGGGCGCGAACAAGTACACTCACCCCGCGCATACCGCCCGGGCCAGCGGCCTGTACAAGATCACCGTGGACAGCTTGGGGCACGTCACCGCTGTTTCTGCTGTGCAGAAAAGCGACATCACCGGCCTGGGCATTCCGAATTCCGACACAACCTACGGTCTGGCCTCGGCCTACATCAACGGCCTGATGAGCTCGACCCAGTATTCCAAGCTGAGTGGCATTGAATCAGGTGCCAACAAAACCACGGTCGATAGCACGCTGTCCGGCACCAGTGCCAACCCAGTGCAGAACAAAGTCCTCTACGTTGCCCTGCCGTGGGAGTATTACGCCACCTTTTACGTGGACAGCTGGACGACCGCTTCCACGGATGAGCAAGCCCAGGGCTTTGCCTACAAGCAGACCGTGTACCCCAGCAAGAAGATTTCGGTCGCGCCGAACCTGACCGCCAACAGCATGTTTTTGAGCCTCGGCTCGACCAACAAGACCAACGTATTTGCCACCGATGTGATCCTCGCCGATTCGATGGACAAGATCAACGGAGGTCTGGTCTACACCGGGGCCGGGACCATCACGGCATTGGTGGAAGAAAAGCCCACCTCGGACGTTGTGATGAATTGGTGGCTGAGAACATAAAAAAGGAGTTTTCAAATGAGATTATCGAACGGGGAAGTTTTACTCCGCTGGCCGCTGGATCAGCACATTTTGACCCAGGGCTGGCACTACAACAGCGGCCGCAGCCATAACGGCATCGACCTGCGCACCCAGATCGGCAACACCGCCGTGCGCCCGGTCTACGCTGCCGAGGACGGCACGGTGTCGGCCACCCAGCTGTGGGACGGCCACACCACCGACGAGCGCAGCCTGCAAAGCTACGGCAACTATGTGGACATCCGCCACGCCGACTACAAGCAGCAGAGCCTTGTGACCCGGTACGCCCACCTGTTCAAGTTCATCGTCTGCAAGGGCGAGAAGGTCAAGGAGGGCCAACTGATCGGCTACAGCGGTGCCACCGGCAACGTTTTTGGCGCGCACCTGCACTTCGAGGTGCTGCTGGGCGGCAAGCGCACCAACCCGCTGACCTGGCTGGATTATGACTTCACCACCGCCAGCAGCAGCGTCTACACCTACGGTCCCGGTGAGCATGCGGTCGAGCGCCCGGCCGAGGACAAGCCTGCCGCCTCCACGCTGCAGACCATCTGTGCCAGCAACCTGACCAACGCCCAGGCCATGGCGGTGTTCAGCCTTGCGATCCAGCTGCAGCTGGTGGCCATGCGGCTGTACTGGGCAGAATTCAGCGATGCCGAGATGGCGCATCAGAACATCGAGGTCGGCCCCATCACCCAGGGCGATGCCAAGGCCGTGTTGGACAAGCTGTCCGCCGTAGGTGCCAAGGGCACCGCGCAGGCAGCGTGAACGAAAGGAGTAAACCATGAAAGACGACAACATTTTCCTGTGGGTCAAGGCGGTGATTGCAGCCGCCTGCGGTGCCTTTACCGCGGCATTCGGCTGGCTGGGCTGGCTGGTGGTAGCCTGGGCTGCCTGCATGGTGCTGGATTGGCTCTCCGGCAGCGCGGCGGCCGCCAGCAGGGGAGAGTGGGCCAGTTCTGTGGCCAGAGACGGCATCTGGCACAAGGCCGGTATGATCGTGGTAGTTTGCGTGGCTGCACTGACCGATGCGGTTCTCAGCATCGCGGTCGAAAACCTGCCCGGCCTGGGCATTACGTACCAGAATCTGATCCTGCCGGTGGTGTTGGTGTGGTACATTTTTACCGAACTCGGCTCTATCGCCGAGAACGCTGCCCACATGGGTGCCGATGTCCCTGATGGCCTGCTAAAGCTGCTGGCCGCCGGGAAGAAAGCCGCAGAACGGCAGACTAAGGACAACGAGGAATAAAATTTGAAAACAGGGGTTGACTTTTTGTAGCTACAGCAATATACTATCTGTAGCGACAAAAAGTGAGGTGATGACTATGTCGCCTACCATTGGACGCCCCAAAAGTGAATCCCCTAAAGACACAATGCTGCGAGTTCGGCTCGATGAGGTGTATTGCCAAAAGCTCGAACATTGCGCTACGAAACTTAATTTGTCGAAAAGCGAAATCGTTCGCAAAGGGATAGACCTTGTGGAAAAGTCCATAGAAAAATGAAAGAGCCCCTTGTACTGCCGCTTCTTGCCGGACGCGCATCACAAGGGACTCAGGACCAGAGGAATTACCTTCTGGTAAGTCTATTATACCAGTTGGTAACGCCTCTTACAAGTGAATGAGAGGTAATTTTATCATGCACAAGCCTGCTAACCCCTGCGACCTTTTCTGTGTTTCCTGTATTTTGGATGACCTCGATAATGTGTTGAACATTGTTGATGACTATTTTGAGGAAGGTCCCAACGAGAACACACCCAAAGAGGACATCCACGTAAAGGAATTGATGTTTCTGAATGATGCGAAAGCCTATCGCTCGGTTTTACGCTCGGCGATGGATACCTTGCACAATTTACAGGATTGGGTTGAAATGAGTATGCCGCGGGAGGGCAAGTAAAATGAACGATTTGCAGATTTTTAAGTACCAGGACAGTGAAGTGCGCACAGTTGAGATGAACGGTGAGCCGTGGTTTGTGCTGAAAGACGTGTGCGGGGTACTGGGGCTTGGGACTGTCTCTAAAGTTGCTGATAGACTGGATGCTGACGAAAAGGGTATGAATCAGATTCACACCCCTGGCGGGATGCAGGATGTAACGGTCATCAACGAATCCGGCCTCTACAACGTCATCTTGCGTAGCGACAAACCGGAGGCGAAGCCTTTCCGCAAGTGGGTCACCGCCGAGGTTCTGCCTACCATCCGCAAGCACGGGGCGTACATGACCCCAGAAACCTTGCAGGCCGCCATCCTGAACCCCGACACCATGATTCAGCTGTGCCAGCAGTTAAAGGCTGAGCAGGACAAAAACGCTGCCCTGACTGCAGCCAACAGCCAGTTGACCGTGGACAAGCAGATCATGCAGCCCAAAGCAGAATATTTTGACGAACTAGTAGACCGCAACCTGTTGACCAGCTTCCGCGAGACGGCCAAGCAGCTGGGTATCGGCGAGAAAGCGTTCATCGCCTTTCTACTGGAGAAAAAGTACATCTACCGCGACAAAAAGGGCAAGCTGATGCCTTACGCCGAGAAGAACAACGGCCTTTTCGAGATCAAGGAGTGTTTCAACGAGAAAACTAAGTGGAGCGGCACTCAGACCCTCATCACCCCCAAAGGCCGTGAGACATTCCGGCTGCTTTACCTGAAAGTGCTATCCTAACTAAAAGCGGCGGGCTACCCAATGGGCGGCCCGCCGCTTTTTTGGTGAATTTCATGGAGAAAACCGCACTCAAAAACGCACCAGCGTACCTATAAAATGGACGCAAAAAGTGTATAGCACCCAGGTTGCACCAGAATAAATATACAACGTGAAACGCTATGAATCATCACGAAACAAAAGAAAAACCGCTAAGCTATGCAGCTTAACGGCTTTTTGTTGGTGTATCACCAATATTCATTTTGGAGCGGGATACGAGTCTCGAACTCGCCACCTACTGCTTGGGAAGCAGTCACTCTACCGGATGAGCTAATCCCGCATCAGTGACTGTTATTATACCAAACTTGGGCGGCGTTGTCAATGCTGGTTTTGCGGCGGTGCGGCGCGGCGGCGCGGGACACCCAACGGGCAGGGGAGCGCCAGCCGGTTTACGGCGTGCGGCCTTACAGCGTCAGTTGTTCGGCGCTGTCGTCGGCGCGCAGGATGGCACCTGCGGCGGGCAGCGTGCGCACGCGGTAACGGTGGGCCTCGCCCAGTTCCAGGCCGTCGGCCAGAGTGACGCGGGCGATCTTGGCGTTCTTTTTCAACGTTACAACGTTCACACCAGCACTGTCGCGAGTAGCCTTTTCGGGAATGAGGGCGCTGCCCGCCAGCAATAGGCGGCCGTTGGTGGTGAAGATGGCCAACTCGGTCTCAGCGGGCAGGTAGCGCATGCAGGCCAACTCTTCCTTATCGCTGTAGGCTTTCAGCAGCTTGCGGCGGTTCTGCTTGGTCTCGTAGCTGGACAGCGGCACCTTGGCGCACTTGCCGTTTTGGAAGAAGAAGAGCATCCAACCCTTGTAGTCCGGCGTGACCACCATGTAGAGGGGCACTTCGCCTTCCTCCATGCCAAGGGACGATGCGACGTAATCACCCAGCACGCTGGCTTTGCTGTCGCCGAAGTCGTAGGCGTGGGATTTGTACACCTGGTGGTGATTTGTAAAGAATAGCAACTCTGCACTGTTGGTGCTTTCGCAGGTGAACAGCACTTCGTCACCGTCTTTCAGTTTCTGCTCGCCGCTCATGCGCAGGCTTTGCGGGGTGATCTTTTTAAAGTAGCCATCCCGTGTAAAGAACAGATGTACGGGGTAGTCCGGCACCTGCTCGTCCGGCTCGTCGGCGGTGTCGGCGGGGATCTCGTACAAGATCTCGCAGCGGCGGGGCTTGCCGTATTTCTTCGCCACATCGCCCAATTCCTGCATGATGATGCGATTGATGCGAGCCGGGCGTTTGAGGATGTCCTGCAGGTCGGCGATGGCATCCTCCAGCTCCTCGATCTCCTCGGTGCGCTTCAAAATATACTCGCGGTTCAGGTGACGCAGCTTGATCTCGGCCACGTACTCAGCCTGAACCTCATCGATGCCGAAGCCAATCATCAGGTTGGGGACGACCTCAGATTCCTCAGCAGTGTTACGCACAATTTCGATGGCCTTGTCGATGTCCAGCAGGATAGCTTTCAGGCCCTGCAGCAAGTGCAGGCGCTTTTCCTTGCCTTTCAAATCGTAGTAGGTGCGGCGGCGCACGCACTCGGCGCGGAAGGCGATCCACTCCAGCAGAATGTCCCGCACGCCCAGCACCTTGGGCTGGCCACCGATCAACACGTTAAAGTTGCAGGCGAAGCTGTCCTCCAGCGGTGTGGCCTTGAACAGGCGGGCCATGAGCTTATCCGGGTCCTGGCCGCGCTTGAGGTCGATGGTCAGTTTCAGACCATTCAGGTCGGTCTCATCGCGCATGTCGCTGATTTCACGGATCTTGCCCAGTTTGACCAGTTCAGTGATCTTATCCATGATTGCTTCGACGGTAGTTGTGGGCGGAATTCGCGTTACATCGATGCAATTGTTTTCTTTATCGTAGCTCCACTGGGCGCGGACACGCACACTGCCGCGGCCTTTTTCCAGCACATTCTGCATCTCGGCCGCGTCGTACAGGATGGTGCCGCCGCCCACAAAATCGGGGGCGGGGATGATCTCCCGCAGGTCAGCCTGGGGGTCTTTCATCAGGGCGATGGTGGCGTTGCACAGTTCCTCCAGGTTGAAGGAGCAGATGTTGGAGGCCATACCGACCGCGATGCCCAGCGTATTGTTAGCCAGAATGGCGGGGAAGGTGACAGGCAGCAGGGTAGGTTCTGTCGTTGTACCGTCATAGTTTGGCACAAAGTCGACGGTGTCCTTGTCGATGTCGCGGAACAGCTCGTCACAGACGGGTTCCAACTTGGCCTCAGTATAACGGGCGGCGGCGTAGGCCATATCGCGGCTGTACGCCTTGCCGAAGTTACCTTTGGAGTCGACAAACGGCACCAGCAGGCTCTCGTTGGAGCGGCCCATACGCACCATCGTATCGTAGATGGCGGCATCGCCGTGGGGGTTCAGGTGCATGGTGCTGCCCACGATATTGGCACTTTTGGTGCGGTTGCCCTTGAGCAGGCCCATGCCGTACATGGTATACAGCAGCTTGCGGTGCGCCGGTTTGAAGCCGTCGATCTCCGGCAGAGCGCGGGAGACGATGACGCTCATGGCGTAGGGCATATAGTTGGTTTCCAGCGTATCAGTGATGGGAGATTCCAGCACCTCGCCCGCCGAGAGGATCTCGACGTTATCGCCCAGCTGGGGCCGGGCAGCAATAATTTTCTTTTCTTTTCGTTTTGCCATCGTTGTTTTCCCTTACTCAGCTTACATCCAAATCATCCAGATACTCCGCGCCGTGTTCGGCGATATGGTCTTTTCGGCCTTGCAGATTGTCGCCCAGCAGCAGGTCAAAAACTTCTGCCGTGCGCTCGGCATCGGTGGGCAGTACCTTAATAAGTCTCCGGCTTTCGGGACTCATAGTCGTCAGCCACATCATTTCCGGGTCGTTCTCGCCCAAGCCTTTCGAACGTTGAATCGTATATTTTTCACCATCGATGCGGCGCAGGATGTCAGCCTTTTCCGGCTCGGTGTATGCAAAGTAGGTTTTGTTTTTGGTGTTGATCTCGTACAGCGGCGACTCGGCGATGTAGACGTAGCCCTTGTTGATGAGGGTCGGCGTCAGGCGGTAGAGCATCGTCAGCACCAGGGTGCGGATCTGGTAGCCGTCCACGTCGGCATCCGTGCAGATGACAACTTTATTGAACCGCAGGTTATCCAGATTGAAGCTGGCTAAATCCTTGTTGTGGCTGCCGCCCAGCTCGACACCGCAGCCCATAACGCGGATGAGGTCGGTGATGATTTCCGACTTAAAAATGCGGGCATAGTCGGCTTTCAGGCAGTTCAAAATCTTGCCGCGGATGGGCATGATGGCCTGGAACTCCGAGTCGCGGCTCTGCTTGACGGCGCCCATAGCGGAATCGCCCTCCACAATATACAGCTCACGGCGGGTGGGGTCCTTGGTGCGGCAGTCCACAAACTTCTGCACGCGGTTGGCCAGGTCCATCTGCTGGGTCATCGTCTTTTTAATGGTGATACGCGCTTTTTCTGCGTGTTCACGGCTCTGCTTGTTGATCAGCACCTGCTTGCAGGCTTTCTCCGCCTCGTCGGGGTGCTCGATGAAGTAGACCTCCAGCTGATGCTTGAGGAACTCGGTCATGGCCTGGGCCACAAATTTGTTGGTAATGGCCTTTTTGGTCTGGTTCTCGTAGCTGGTACGGGTGGAGAAGCTGGACGAAACCAACACCAAGCAATCCTGCACATCGGCAAAAGTGATCGCACTTTCGTTCTTTTTGTACAGGCCCTTGGATTTCAGCCAGGCGTTGACCTGGTTGACGAAGGCCAGGCGGACGGCACGGTCGGGGCTGCCGCCGTGCTCCAGCCAGCTGGAGTTGTGGTAGTATTCCAACGCCTGCACGGTGTTGGAGAAGGCGAAGGCCACGTTCATTTTGACCTGATAGTCGGGCTGGTCGGCGCGGTCGCGGCCAGTGGCGGAACCGGAGCAGAAGTGCACCGGGGTCAGGCCCTTATCGCCAACCAGTTCGTTGACGTAATCGGTGATACCGTGCTCGTAGAGGTACTCGTACTTCTCCGTGTCACCGCCGGATTTATCCTCGAAAACAAGCGTCACACCGTCGTTTACCACAGCCTGGCGGCGCAGCATATCTTTAAAGCTGTCGGCCGGGACGGCGATGTCGGTAAAGACCTCGGTGTCCGGCTTCCAGCGGATGACCGAGCCGGTGCGCTTGCCCTTGAACGGCTCCTTTTGCAGGCCGCCCACATTTTCGCCTTTTTTAAAGTCGAGGTGGTAGTGGAAGCCATCGCGGTAGATGTCGGCGGTCATCCACTCGCTGGCGTACTGGGTGGCACACAGGCCCAGGCCGTTGAGGCCCAGGCTGAAATCGTAGTTGCCGCTGCCCTCGGCGTATTTGCCGCCAGCGTACAGCTCGCAGAAGACAAGGTCCCAGTTCCAGCGGTCCTCAGCCTTGTTGTAGTCCACCGGGATGCCGCGGCCGAAGTCCTCAACCTCAACGACGTGGTCGGGGTAGAGGGTGACGTTGATGCGGTTGCCATGGCCGTCACGGGCTTCATCGATGGAGTTGGAGATGATCTCAAAGATGGAATGGGCACAGCCTTCCACGCCGTCCGAGCCAAAAATAACGGCCGGGCGCTTACGCACACGGTCCGCGCCTTTCAGCTGGCGGATGCTGTCGTTGCCGTATTCCTGTTGTTTTTTTGCCA